TCTATGGCTATGAAAGATGTTGGTCGTAACTTGGCTCGTGTAGCAAATCAAAAGAAATCAGGAAGAGGCAGATAATGGCTAAATTTTCTCAAAAAGTAATGGGCAAAGAAGTTGGCACTGCTGACGTTTACGCCAAACCACATACTATGGATGGTAAAGCTATGGATGCTAAAGAACCAAGCAAAGTAACTCGTGATCCAAATACATTATCAGCTAGCGAAGTAACACCTAAAAGCGGTGCTATGCGTGTTAGCGCAGGTAATCCAGATCGTAATGATGTTAAAACTACAGGCATTAAGCAACGTGGATCTGGCTGTGCTACTAAAGGGTTTACCTCTAGAGGCCCAATGGCATGAACTATACGCAGTTAACGTCCGCAATTAAAGGGTTTGCTGAGAACGATTTCCCAGCAACCGTGGGGTCGTTTACGTCTGCGGAACAGATTGCTCGTTTTGTCCAGCTTGCAGAACAACGGATTTATAACACCGTTCAGATGCCTGCTTTCCGTAAGAATGTTACGGGTAATGTGACTACTGGGAATAAATACTTAGCAACTCCGTCTGATTGGCTTGCAACATTTAGCGTTGCGGTGATTAATGCGGCAAATGAGTATCACTATTTACTTAACAAAGATGTTAACTTTATCCGTGAATCTTACCCAGACACAGATGCCGTGTTCTATGCGGAGCCTCAGTATTACGCTGTTTTTGATAATAATACTTTTATTTTGGGGCCTACCCCAGATGCTAATTACGCTGTAGAAATGCATTATTTCTACTACCCACAGTCTATTGTAACGGCTGGAACATCTTGGCTTGGTGATAATTTTGATTCTGTACTGTTATATGGCGCTCTTTTAGAAGCTGCTAATTTTATGAAGACAGACGCTGATACAATGAATATGTATAAAGCCCGTTATGATGCAGCAATGATGGATCTGAAACAGTTAGGTGATGCTAAAGAGCGTCAAGATGCTTATAGAAGTGGACAAGTAAGGTATCCAGTAAAATGATTAGTGTGCAAGGATTAGGCGAATCCAATGGGATTCAAATAGCAACTAAAGACTTTGGTGGGTTTACCCCCGAAGAAGTTGCTGAACGCGCATTAGATAAAATTATTCAGGTAGGGGATCAGTCTCATCCTTTGGTTCGGGAGCAAGCAATTGCTTTTCGTAATCATATTAGGGAAGTACTAGTCTTTTACATGAATGAAGCAGTAAAATTTGATCGAGTAACACTAGCTCATAAGCTAAGGGAAGCTGGTCATCCCGAATTAATTAAACTTTTATAGGAGTCCATCATGGCTTTTACAGGCAATTTTATGTGCACCAGCTTCAAAACTCAGCTAATGACGGCTACGCACAACTTTACAGCTAGTACTGGTAACACGTTTAAACTAGCAATGTATGACAATTCAGCATCGTTTACAGCTGCTACAACGGCTTATACAGCAACTAACGAAGTAGCTGCTTCTGGTTCATACACTGCTGGCGGCGGGTCATTAACTAATATTACCCCAACCTCTTCTGGTACTACTGCGTTTACTGATTTTAATGACTTGTCATTTACTTCTGCGACTATTACTGCTTATGGAGCAATGATCTATAACAGCAGTGCTGCAGGTAATCCAGCTGTATGTATCCTAGATTTTGGCGGCGCTAAAACTTCAACGTCAGGTACATTTACGATTGTGTTCCCAACAGCAGACGCAAGCAACGCTATTATCCGCATAGCCTAGGAATGGCTAAGTGCCAACTTATTCGGGCTGGGGAAGCGGTGCGTGGAGTGGCGGACCGTGGGGCGAGAGCTACACTGATGTAGAGGTCTCTCTTGGCGGAGTTGTAGGCGCTGGAAATGTAGGCTCGGTTACTGTAAATGCTACTCAAAACGTAAGCGTTAGCTTAACAGGGGTATCTGGAACAGGACAGTTAGGTAGTACAACGGTAATTGGAACAGCGGCTGTAAACGTAATCGGAGTAAGTGGTACAGGGCAAGTTGGCAGCATAACTGCAACAGGCGCAGCAAATACCAGTGTTTCTGGGTTACAAGCTACTGCAAGTGTTGGTAGTGTAACGGTTGGGCAAGGTATTGGAGTTTCTGTAGCAGGTGTTTCTGGTACAGGTTTTATAGGTTCAGCAACTGTCGTACCAGGCGTATCGGTATCTGTAACAGGTGTTAGTGGTACTGGGGCAATAGGCAATGTATCGGTTAGTAGTGCTCTTTTAGTGCTTTTAACAGGTGTAGCAGGAACGGTAGTACAAGGGTCAGTTTCTGTACAAGCGGCAGCAAATGCTTCAGTTTCAGGTCTCTCTGCTACAGGAAGTGTTGGCTCAGTAACCGTTGTACCAGGTGTGCCAGTAGCTGTAACGGGAGTTTCTGGAACTGCACAAGTAGGTAGTGTTTCTGTAACAGGTACATCAGTTGTAAACGTTACAGGCGTTGTGGGTACGGTAGCTTTAGGAACAGTAGTAGTTACCCCTAGTATTCCAGTGCCAGTAACAGGTTTACAGGCTACAGGACGTGTTGGTAGTGTAACGATTGCGGCAGCCTCTAGTGTTAGTGTAGTAGGAGTACAGGGTACAGGACAAGTTGGATCAGTACTGATTTGGGAAGTAATTAACGATAATCAAACTCCAAACTGGACAATTATTAGGACGGCAGCATGAGTGATGTCAGCATAGCTTTAGGCGGATTTGGTAGCCAAGGCTGGGGCACAGCTGCTTGGGGTAGAGGAAATGTATCAGTTGTAGCTACAGGCTCAGTAGGATCTGTAAGTATTATATTAAACCCAATAGAAGTTACAGGGGTTGCTGGAATAGGTAGGGTAGGGTCAGTTTCTATAGCAGGAGCGGCTAATGTTCCAGTTACGGGATTACGTGCTACGGCATCTGTTGGAACGGTTACTGTAGAAACAGGAAATATAATTGTAAATGTGGTTGGAGTTAACGGCACGGCAAGCGTGACTTCAGTAGCAGTTTGGATTACGATTAACGACAATCAGACCCCGAACTGGGTTGAAATAGCAGCATAGAATGTGTATTATTAACATAATAAAGTAAGGACGGATTATGGCATCCACATATAGTGATCTAAAAATAGAGCTGATTGGTACTGGCGACCAAACAGGTACGTGGGGTAGTACAACCAATAACAACTTTTCCGTTGCCATTAGCGAAGCTATTACAGGTTCAGCAGATGTTACCTTTTCAAGTGCAGACGTTACAATCACCCTAACAGATAGTAATGCGGCTCAAACTGCTCGTAATTTACGTTTAAACCTTACAGGCACTTCTGGTGGTGCAAGGAACTTAATCCTTGGCTCAGGCTGCCAGATTGAAAAATTATACTTAGTAAACAATGGTTTAGCTGATGCTGTTACTGTTAAAAATACGACAGGCACAGGAATCTCCGTTGCTGCTGGTAAGTCTATGTTTGTCTTTAATAACGGGACTAACGTAGTAGATGCCACCACATACCTCAGCTCATTAACTTTAGGTACAGCACTGCCAATAGCTTCTGGTGGTACAGGCTCTACTTCCACTGCTTATGTTAATTTAACCTCAAATGTTACAGGCACTTTACCCGTAGCTAATGGTGGTACAGGTTTAGCAACCCTAACAGCTAACAATGTAATTCTTGGTAACGGCACTAGCGCACCATCGTTTGTAGCACCAGGCACTACAGGTAATGTATTAACCTCTAATGGCACAACTTGGGCAAGTACAACTCCAACGGCACAAACATATCCTGGTGCTGGAATAGCTAACTCTACAGGTTCAGCATGGGGAACAAGTTATACCACTAGCGGAACAGGTACGGTAGTTGCGTTAGCTACAGGCGCAGCACTTAATACACCAGTAGTCACAAACTACACAGAAACGCTATATGCTCCTGCTGCTGGCTCTAGTTTTACTATTAGCCTAGCAAACGGCACAGTACAAGAACTAAGTCTTAACGGCAACGGAACAATTACATTGCCTAGCTCAGTAGCTGGTAAATCTTTTGTAATTATTGTTACTTACTCAGGCGCTTATACAGTTACTTGGGCTGGTGGTTCTACTATTAAATGGCCCAGCGGCACAACTCCTACAGCATCATCAGCAAGCGGTAAATATGACATCTTTACTTTTTTCCAAGATGGCACAAACACCTACGGCAACTCTTTTGGATTGAACTACTAATGTTTAGTGCCGCTAGTAAAACAGGAAGTCAGCCTTCTGCTGCCGCCAATTACATTGAAGATGTATTTAGTACTTACTTGTATACAGGTAATGCAACAGCTAGATCTATTATTAATAGTATAGATTTGTCTGGATATGGCGGTTTAGTTTGGACTAAAGCAAGAAATTACGCTGGTCTTGACAATTACCTTGTAGATACAGTAAGAGGAAGGACTAATTTTCTTGTTAGTAATTCAACTAACGCACAAATTGGCTCTTCTGATATTACAGCTTTTAGGTCTGATGGCTATTCACTTAACGCAGACGTAAATGGCGGTTTTAATAATAGTGGAACAAATTTTTGTTCTTGGACATTCCGTAAACAACCTAAATTCTTTGATGTAGTTACTTATACTGGTAATGGTTCAAATAGAACAATAGCGCACAATCTTGGCTCTGTTCCAGGAATGATTATTATTAAAGATACAAGTAGCGGTAGTGATTGGACTGTATATCATAGAAGTTTAGGAAATGATAATTTTATTGTATTAAATAAAACAAGAGGTAGTGACCCTGGAACAACATATTGGAATAGCACAACTCCAACAAGTACTGTATTTTCTGTTGGTACAAATAGCAATGTAAATGCAAATGGGTCAAATTTTGTAGCCTACTTATTCGCCCATAACGCTGGTGGCTTTGGCACAACAGGAACAGATAATGTAGTTAGTTGTAATAGTTTTACTACTGATGGTAGTGGCAATGCAATTATAAGTTTGGGATATGAACCACAGTATGTAATGTTTAAAGCATCTTCATCTTTTGATAATTGGTGGATTGTTGATAATATGCGAGGTATGCCTGTATCTGGAAACGAGCCTTATTTGGCGGCAAACTTATCAAACGCAGAAAACCCATATGGTAATGCAGTTGGCACAACGGCTACAGGCTTTAATTTTAGTAAAGATGCAAGCACTACTTACATCTACATGGCAATCCGTAGACCAATGAAAGTGCCTACAGATGCTACTACTGTGTTTAAGCCTGTAGTTGCTAATCCATCTAGCCCTAATACAGTTACTACTGGTTTTGTTAATGATTTAACAATAGTTACTCAAAATAACAAAGCTGATATTGGCAATAACTATGTATTTGATAGACTTAGAGGAACAACTTTAATATCTTCTGCAAGATTAGTTACAAATCAAACTGGAGCTGAAGCAACAAGTGGCTCTACTGGACTTGGTTTTGATAGTAATACAACTATTCAAGATGGTTACATGAATCCTCAATGGGGTGTTACTAGCCCTACAACTTATTGGAATTTCTCTCGCAGACCAAGATTTTTTGATGAGGTTTGTTATACAGGAAATGGCACGGCAGGAAGGGCGCTTAATCATAATTTAACTGTTGCACCTGAGTTAATGATTGTAAAATCTCGTTCTATCTCTGGGGAATATTGGCCAACTTATGTTCCTGGCCCAAGAATAACATTTCTTAATGATACTCAATCTGGGTCAACATCTATTTCTAATTATTTTGGCGATAATTCCGTTACTGTACCGCCAACGGCTTCTGTCTTTACTGTTGGAAGTAACGATAGCGTAAATCAAAGTGGAGCTACTTATGTAGCCTATTTATTTGCTACTTGTGCTGGAGTATCTAAAGTTGGTTCATATACAGGCAACGGCTCTACACAAGCCATTTCTTGTGGATTTACTGGTGGGGCTAGATTTGTATTAATTAAGCGTACAGATTCTACTGGTGATTGGTATGTTTACGATACTGCCAATGGCATGACTACACTTGTAGACCCTTACTTGCAATGGAATACTAATTCAGCACAAGCTACTACATTAGGTTCTGTAACTTCAACTGCTGGTGGATTTACGGTTAATGCCACAATTCTTGCTGCCATAAATGCTTCAGGTGGCTCTTACATTTTCTTAGCAATAGCTTAAAGGACAAATTATGTTAGTTCGAGTTCGTGATACTGGTGAGGTTATGTACCTTCCACAATGGGAACAAACCTTCCCAGAGACTTCTTTTCCAAATCCTGTTCCTACAGAAACTATTAATGAGTTTGGTGCAGATGTGGTATTAGACGGTCCATACCCTTCATGTGGTACTTATCAATACGTCATTTCTGGTCCAGTGATTCTACAAGACGGTCAGTGGTACACATCGTTTATTGTTGAGGATATGGACGCAGATCAGATTGCTGCAAAGAACGCAGAACTAGCCGCAGATAATAAAGCTAAAGGCAAACAGATTTTATCTGATACTGATTGGACAGCTATTGCTAGTGTGGCAGACCCCGCAGAGTCAAACCCTTATTTAACTAACCGTCAAGCATTTTTAGAATATCGCTCTGCCGTTAGAGCTATTGTTCTTAATCCTCAATTTGACTCAGTATTTCCTACAGAACCAGCAGAGGTATGGAGCACTACATGAGACAAACTGTAGAAGCTAGAACTCTAGAAGGTGGACTGATTGAGCCGCACCACGAAATAGAAGTGGTGTGTTCGGCTTGTGGCTACGACTTAGATATAGCCGAGTTACAAGCCGATGTCTGCTCAGACTGCAATGCTCCTTTAAACTTAAAGCAACATATATCTATCCATGCGACATCCGTACCTGCCGCTGGTGGCGGAGTAATGTAAGTGAAAATTTATGCCCGATCCGTTTGGTTTATCCGAAGGAGTAAAAACTCTTAGTGGGAGTCTTGATGCAAGTCGAGAAGCCTCTAAAGGTT